TTCTTTCCGATATTCGTCAATAAGTTGTGTAACTTCTTCGTGCAGCTTGCTCATATGATTCAATTCTTCGACAGAAAGATTATAGAACAAGTCTGCCGTATCCGGTTCTTCTTCTTTATATCTCATAGCTAAATCAATATACTTGTTAGAATCGGATATTTCTTCATCAATCAATTCAGAAAGACATTTGATAATTTCCATGTAGGATACCCCCTACATCAAGCAGCAGTAGTAGCCTGTGTCGGAGGGAACACGCCACCTGCATAAGTCCACGCATTCGGAAAACGCAGGACATTAGAGGTAGCTGCCTGAAGCTGAAGCGCACTTACCTGCGCCTGGAGAGATTCAATTTTGTTCTGCTGAATCAGATCCTTCACACTCTGAATCTGTGCGGTGAAGTTGGCATTGGTAGCTGCATCCCTCATAGCACCGTCATAGTTGTTCTGCATAATCATCTGCTTGGTTTCGCAGCAACAATTCTGCATTGCGCCACCAAGGGCAGTAAGAGCAGTTTCAACCGTGCCAAACTCTCTAATCAAAGAAGCATTGCCATCTTTGATAGCGTTAATGGCATTGGAAGCATTTGCCGTAGAAGCAGCAATCGTCTGTGCAGTTCCATTCGTAACCGCTGCCAGGATATCCCTGGTCTGTGCCATAGTGTTCTGATTGTCAAAACCACGCTGCATATCGGCAGAAAGAGCATTAGTGTTCCCATTGCCACCGAATCCACCGAAACCACCGCTGAAAAGTCCGAGCAAGATCAGCAGGGCGAAGATACCGCCCATACCATTCATGCCGAAACCACCGTCATTTCCCATGTTCATCACGGGAGTAATACCTGTACTATCCATTGTTTTTGATTCCTTTCGATTTTATTTATCCTTAATCGGTCTATGTACACTCAACCGAAAAGAATCAGCATTATTGTTTTGTTATTTGTAAAAAATCTGCGTTTTTTTCAATAATAGTGTTCGTTTTATACATTATCTTGGAAAAAATGGCCTGTTTTTTCCAACTTAATACTAACTTGATACTAACTTGTGACTAACTTGATACTTAATTGAACATATCAAATATGTCTTGTGGACTGATCCCATATTGTTCAGCAAGACTATTTAAAGCTTTATTAGGATCACCACCATACTGATTGACTATCTCCATTACCTGCTTCATCTGTGGATTATTCATAATCATTTGATTCAATGCAGCTTGTGGATTCTGTGCCATCTTCACAGTGTTCATCATGTTTTTAATCTGCTGAATCATCGGATTTGACTTTGCGAGTTGTAGCATTATTTTTGGAATTGCCATTTACCGCTTCCTCCAATCTTCTGATTCTTTCTTCAAGGTTTCCATAGTCCGGAACAGGTTCGGCCTTATGCGGAACAATGTCATATGCAGAAACGCTTTTGTATCCTGCGCCATCACTTGTGACAAGCCATACCATAGTTCCTGATTCATCAAGCAGTAATGCGCTGCTGTTTGCACCAATGGCATACGTTTTCGCTCCGTTCTCACCATTCACTCTTACAACCTGTGTAGGTTGAACAGGCTGCGGTTGAAATTGCTGCTGCATGAAACCATACGGATTCAGATAAGGGTTTTGAAATGTGTTCATAAATTAACCTCCGTTCCCTGTCGCTTCCTCTGTCATGCGGACATAGGCAATCAATTCAATTGTTCTTCTGCGTTTAAAGAAATAATCTATGATAGTCTTGGCCTGTTTTTCCGGGATTCCACACTTTATCAATCGGTCAACCCAATTTCTCATAAACTCACTTCCCTTCGATTTCATTATTCCAAAAACGAAAAAAACCAACGATAGTGATTCGTTGGCAATTCGTTGGTGTTTGTTGGCGTTTGTTGGGAAATAAAAAGTGGGCGGTTATTCACCGTCCACTTCTTTGTATTCCATGTGAGCGAAAAGAACTTTTTCCTGCTTTTGAATGTGATCCCATACCGTAGATTTGTCCATGCCGACAACCGATCCGATTTCGCTTAACGATAGACCATCAACAAACCGAAGGTAAAGAATCTTACGATCAACCTTACTGTGAATGTATTCCTTGATTAGCCTTGTTATTTGCTGATTTTCGTAATCAGGGTATTCCGTTGTCTTTGGCATGGGATACCTCCACGATTGCTTGTTTCATTTCTGTAATCGTATTGCTCCATATCTGCGCCCTGGAAGTATAGAACCATACAAAAATGAACACGATCAGCAAAATAAAGACGCTTTGAAGAATGTTTGCAATGCGTTGCCCCTTAATGATCTTTGCCATCCGTTCATTGTCAGCATCCTTGTGCATCATGGCGTTTTCATGGATGAAAAACGGGATGCAAGCACACTTTTCATCACAGTTATTGCATTTGTTTTCGTCCATTGGCTTTTCCTTTCTCTCCGATTATATGTTGTTATTCTTCGTCCGGAGGTTGAATTTCGTTATCCTTGTTATACTGATCGGTGCTAATCTTCAGCAAAGCACCAAGGAACGTATCAACCGCAGCAAGAGTACCGACAATTTCTACCGCATAGGGGAATCCCCAAATTTTAGAAAGTGCAGCATAAAATACACCAAGCGCAGGAATAAGGATCTGTGCAATGTATTTCAGTACATCATAGGTCTTGTTACTCATTTTGAACATAATTGATTCTCCTTTCATGTTTTCGGTATTGTAAAGTATGCAACAATTAGCGCACCAACAATTCCGGTAAGAATCGCAGTAACAACCGTATCCCATCTTTTACCAGGTTTGTCACGCAATTCATCAACTTTTTCTTCAATCTTGTTGATTCGCTTGTCTTGTTCTTCCTGCTTTGTAACAATTCTTTCGCACAAAGCAGTAATCTTCATAATCTGATCTCTAATCCATTCAGAACTTACGATTTCCGGCATAATCCATCACCCCTTTACCGTCCTAAACCATCACCGCCTTTATAACCATCCTAATACCGCACTTCTTTATCCCACCTTTCGTAATTCTGAAACATTATCCACTTCAATTTGTGCACGTATTACCGGATCACCGCTTATACAGGATATCTCGCAACCCATGTACGATATGCAGTAATCGTAAAACGGATCAAGTAATTCGCTTCCTGCGTAGATTTCGTCAATATCGTCCCATTCATGCCCTGGCATAACAATCTGAATCATTGCCTGTGCATCATTCAGATATTGAACCAACTGACCTAATGTAATCCTATTCATGTTGCCCTCCATTTGTTTTATTTCGTCCGGACAACAATAGGATAAACACATCATTCCGCAACCGTCAATCCCTTATTTTTCAACGGTTTCAGCCTTGGGGATGAATTTAGGACTATTTTCGGTCAGCGGTTTTCACGGTCATTTTTCATGCCCTTTCCCTGCCTATTCTCAAGGCCATTTTGTCTTTTATGGTTGGGGATGTTTTCCGGGCAATTGTAGGGGGTAAAGTTTTTTTCTATAACTGAACCCCATATTTTCGCCCTGGATCATCATTTCGTCCCGTCTATGGGTGCAATAGCGTCCTATTCACCAGATGCTATTGTTGATTTATGGTTGACATACTTTGTAATACATTGTATTATGTTTCCGAAAGGAAGGTGTTACAAATGTCAACAAAAATCATTTCTTTACGCATTGATGAAAATTTACTTTCTGTCCTCTCAAATCGTGCCAACGTTGAAAACCGTTCAGTATCAAACATGATTACTCATATCCTTTTATCAAGCCTTACACATGATGAAAAATGTTCTATATGCTTACATTCCACCGATGCACCTATTGGATGCACTCAATCAGAATACGCATATGTAACACTTGATCCTGATGGTAAATGCAATGCGTTTCATATCAAACCATAAACGAATCATCCTTCCAAACCGGAGCAATCCGGTTTTTTATTTTGCCTATTGGTGAGCAAATCATCACTTGAATGTGATAGTTACGCTCGGTGTATCTCCACTCGGAGCATAACCTGATGCAAGCAACACAGAGAACACCAAACCGTTATAATCACTGTATGTTGAAATATCCCATTCGTAAGTATGTTCCTGTGTTTCTGTACTTAATGCAACCCTTTCTGTCATTGCCCTTGCATTTCTCACGGCAGAAGAAGGAGAAGTAGAAGTTGTTTTCAGTTTAGAGTTCATCAGTTCAACATAGAACAGTGTTAAATTATCCGGTTTAGAGAAAACAATCTTTGTTGTCCCCTTCGGTACAGGTATCGGATAGTATTCGTTTGCTGTATGTTCTCCTACATCTGTATTAGAAGAAAATGCAGGATATGTGCTGTCAAGCTGATCTGTCAGTAAAGCATATATTCTTGATCTTTCAGAAGCTGAAATACCGCAATAATCTTTCCCTGTTGTCAAACTTGTTGACGATATACCGAATCCGTCAATCTTGTCATAGCTGCTATTCGCCTGTACCGTAACAATTGCCGTTACTGCACAGGTTGCTGTTTCTTCTCCGCAAGTTGCTGTAATTGTTGCAGATCCTACACCAACACAGGTAACAAGGCCATCAACCACTGTAACGCAATCTTCGTTGGAAGAGTGCCATTCAAGCTCGTCCGTTGTGTTTGATGGTGTTTTTGTGGCAATCAGTTGCAGAGTGTCGTTAAGCGCAGTAAATGCTATTGTGTCTGTTGATAATGACAGCCCTGTGCATGGCACAATATCACCAATAATTACCGTTTCAATTTTGTTTGTTTCAAAATTTACTCCTTTTAAAACCAATGCTTTACCCATTATTTACATCTCCCTTCCATTAAGTCCCATATTCATACTTGAAATACTGCCTGTTTATCGCATCCTTTGTGTAATGCGCTCCAAGCTGAAATACCTTTACTGTCTTATTGTCCCTGTCAACAGCAAAGGCACAGAATGAATCCTCTGATACCGTCCCTTCCCTTCTTGGCATATCACCTTGCACAGCAGCAGTAAGTCCGCAAGCAGGAACATGGAAATCAGGCTGGTCAGAGTAGTTGGTCGGATAACCAAGCATATTCATATGCCAATGACCACCCATGTATGTGATAAATTCACCTTCTCCACGCTCTGTAAAATCTGCATCAACGGATACGGCAGTCGGTGGATCATCAAAAGTGTATGAATATGTCTGTGTCAGAGATGTTCCGTTAATCCATGCGTTTACAATGTCCGGTATAATATCTCCACTCATGTAAGTGTTTGCTTTTTCGCTCTGCTTCCATGTGGAAGATGTGACCGATAAATCAAGATTGTATGTCATTGTGTAGCATGGGTTTGTATGCTCTGCAATAATCACACCATAATCAGACGGAGTATCTGCAAGAACATCAACAAACCAATCAATCTGATCCTGTGTATAACAGATATATCCATCATGCTTAATTTCATACTGATCAAGCACAATGATTCTGATTTTTTGATCAGCAAAGTCTTTATGATAATAGCATTTACCGCTTACCGCTTCACCTTCTGCAAGGTCTGCATACTGAATAAAACCGCCGAACTTCTGATAAATTGCTTCATCACTCGGAGCGTTTCCTATGTCATGGTTTCCAAGAACCGTCAAAAATGGTTTTTGAGTATGGACAATAGCTTCTGCATAATGATCTATTGAGCTTTCAAAATTCGATCCTGCCATATCTCCAAGCATGATACCTGCATCAAATGCATCAATAGAATTGAGAAACTCAATAATACTCAATGGTCTTACATAGTCCGTATGACAATCTCCTGCCACCAACAGGCAGAACTGCTTATCCGTTGCGTACCGCTGATGCCAACGGCAAGCAGCATATATACCGTCTATCTGATCTTTCAGCCTATATTTGATGCCTATATAATCAGCAGAATCAAATTTCTTTGTTTTGATTCCACCGTTGACCAAACGCATGATTACATTGCATTGTTCATCTATAAAGTCCATATCAGAATCAGCGTTTGTGCTTACTGCTCTGTTTACATTTTCACTGTCAAAAGCACTGGATTGAATATGACCGTTTTTCTTTAATCTGAAAGCAACATTTCCGTTTTTATCAGTTACATCAAGAGCAGATTCGCCACTTGAATGTTTTACAGACGGTTGACCAGCAATATCGTTCTTTACATCCTCAATCTGTTTCCCAAAGATAGACTTGACTAACGATACAATCTTGCTTGTATCACTCATGATAATCACCCCTTATCCATTGTTTTCCGGTTCTTGGTTATCATCGTTATTGTCATCTTCTGTATCGTCATCATCGTCTGTGGATTCCTCCGCAACCGTTACGCTGATCGTTTCGGTAGTTCCGTTATACAAATCACTGTTGGCAAGCGTAATGGTAATCGTTGCGCTACCTTCAGCAACAGGTGTAACAATAACATCACCATCAACAATTTCAGCCGTAGCAACTGCTTCTGCGCTGCTTTCAATGGTCAGCGCACCATCACCAACAACGGTCAGTTCGCTTTCGCCATTTTCTCCATCCACAGTAAGGGACAGAGAATCAGGATCAGCAGTAACAGAACCCGTTCCTTTACCAACGGTGAAGGTCTTTGTAACAACACCCTTGTAATTACCAATACCAATGATGTAAAGAGTATATTCACCAGGCAGAGTAGCCTTATTGTTCTTCACAACATAATCGGTATCAGCGGTCAGTGTGGTGCTACCAACAACAACGGAAGAAACAGCCTGTGTCTTTTCAGTTCCATCATAGGAAACAGCAGATCCAAGCGTTACTGTCGCTCCGGAAATTGAGGTAGCATTGGAATTTACCGGATGCCAGGTGTTCGTAATGTTGTCAAAGAAAGACACATCCATAGTATCAACGCAAGTAAAAGAGCAACCCATTGCCATATTCGGCAGTACAGGCTTATCTTCAAAAGACAGGCCATAAAAATCATATAAAATTTTGCCACCCTCAAGATACTTAATGGTTTCAGCATTCATTTTCGTTTACCCCTTTCATTCAGCGGTCATAGTCCCACCGTATTTACTGACTATTTCATCAGCAACGGTCTTTGTAAGTCCTTTGATTGTTACGGTGTATAGCTTCTGTGGTTCAGCCGTGTTCATTAAGGCTTCCCACGTTTTTTTGCCTACCACACCGTCTACGACTAATCCACGGTCTTTCTGAAAAGCCTTAACCGCTGCCAAGGTTGCGCTTCCAAAATCACCGTCAACCCCACTCTTACCCAGGTTATATCCAAGATTCGCAAGTTTTGTCTGAAGCAATGTCACATACTTTCCTTTGCTTCCCTTGCGGAGAGTAGGCAAGTTATCTTCCTTCTCCGGTTCTTTCGGTTTGTTCTGTTCAATCGGTTCATTCGGTTTGTTCGGCATTTGCACCACTTCACTTTCTACACAGGCCGGGATTCCCCAAACCTCCCATTTTTTATTGATCGTCTTAAAATGCTGAACACCGCTTGAACATTCAATCGTTTCACCATTAAGATAAAATCCTGTATGCTGAAGCGTCTTTGTACGGTTTCCTTTGCTGTCCTTTTTGTAATAGAACAGGCATACAAGCGTATTCTGCGGTATCCCGTCAGATACTTCACCCTTGGCTTTCCAATTCTTTTCATCGTTCCATTGGGATGTACAACCGCCACCTTGCAGTTCCCATCCATAGACCTGTTTAAGAATCCAATAGGTGAAACCTCTGCAATCAAAAATCCTTGTATACTTATCATTCGGATACCATTTACATCCTTCACATCCGACAGAATCACTTCCGTTGAAATTCTGACAAGCTGTTTTGATAGTGGGATGATCGTCTGAATATCTCGCCCTGCGGTTTGCAGGTGTGCAATACTGCCCTCTCGCACCATACACATACGCCCAACCGACACAGGCAAGGGCAGCTTGCCATGCAACATCAGTTAAAGCATTTCCCTGTGTCTTTAACTTTGCAATCAGATCACTTACATATTGTGCGCTGTTCACTTAATCACCCCCTTATATTGTCTATTTCCTTTCGTTTTTAATATACACAAAACTAATTTAAATAGCAATTAAAAGTTTACTGTTCAACGGTTTCCTGTTCTTTCTGATAAATTTTGCGCTCATACATACCGCCCGTGATACTGCCCCACTCGCAAACACTCATATCATTATCATCTTCGTTCTTTACGGAATTTGCTCTGAATAGGCAATATTGATATTCCATATCATCTTTTTTCTCGCTCGACTTGTTTGTGACAGTAACCTTACCGTCCTTTACTGCTTGTTTGTAAGCATAATAGATCATACGCATTTTCATTCATCCTTTCTTTATTGCGCTAAAGTCCCTGTGTATTTATACCAACTACCCCATGCTTCGCCACTTGAAGCAGACTTATATCTTTCACACATAAAGCCAACCTGTGTAATCCTTTGAATTATATATGTTGTTGATGTTCCAGGAGCAATAACTTCAAGAACACCACTTGTAACACCTGCCGGAAGTGTACCACTATAATTGTTATTGGAAGATATGCCATAAGAACCAGGCTGAACAATATTATCAATATTTGTTCCGGAAGGAAGCCAACCGCCACCATAATTATCAATAGAAACCCAACTGCTCCAATTCGTTGCATTTGTTCTGAACCGGATATATAGCTTCTGTGTTCCTATTGCAATCTGTAATACGCCCGTTGATGTTGCAGACATTTTCCGGACAAGCAACCCGTATGTACTTGCAGGATAATTTACATATGTTGAAGTTGAAGCCAATCCGTAATAACCAGGCAGAATAACGGTATTAAGGTCTGTTCCGTTCGGAATATAACCACCATAATCCGTAAATTCTTTTTTAATAACCCAATCACCGCCTGATTTATGTCCTTCAAAGCGTGAACCGTTTGTATCATATAAGTAGACCTGTGCTAAAGAATCTGATGCACCTTTGAAAAGCGTACCATAATAACGTGTATCAATTGTGAATCCATCAAATGCTGATGTGGTTTTGAGGTGTACAAATTGAGAGGAAAAAGCTTCCATCCTGGCAAGAAGGTTATTTAAATCATATCCAATTTCATCAGCATAATTTACTTGATTCCTTAATATTCGATGCCGATAATACCCGGCATAAAGACCATCTTCAAAATAAGCTTTTGAAAAAACAAGATTGCCATATTGTGATCTGTAAATTTCATTATATTGATTATTTGTATTATCTACAATTCGACAACTGCCACGAACAGTAGGTTCTCTGACACTTTGCAATGTCGCATTATCAGTGTATTGTAAATATGTCAGGCTTAATCCACAACTTGCTTCAAGATCTTCATCAGTGGCATAATTATCAATATATGAAATACCACCTATTGTCATGTTCATTATATAGCATCTTGCAGAAGATCCTAATGTGCTGCCAATATTAACAATTTGCGGTATATTACTTTGATTGACACGCCATGATTGAATTGTTCCCGTAGCACTTCTGATAATAAGGTTCTCACTTCTTAAATCAAACACGCCATTGGAAACCATTTCAATGGATGCTCCGGCCTTTAGTTTCAGATACTTTGCGCCGGAAATATCAATACCGTCATCCGTTATATCAACGCCTGTGACAATTGAGTATTTATTCGACAATTCACCGCTGCGTTTATACTGTTCCTTGACAGATTCCGTCATTTCTGTCCGTTCAGTATTGCCTGTGCATTCATACGCATCACGGAAACTGCCGTTATAGAACAGCGACCTATTGAAAATAGGCATACTCATTGTCTGATCTGTATTATAGACAACGTTGATGATATCCCCCGTTTCAAACAGCCAACATCCAACCGCAGAAATTGTAGAAGGGAAATATGCACCAACGGCAGCAAACCGTGAAAGCATGGTAGTTATCACTGATTGACTTTGGGAAACCGCCATGTTCAGCATGATAGGATTATCCAGGATCGTATATTTCTCGCCGGATGTGTTCACAGGATATACATAACCGCTGATGTTTTCATCTGTGCTTGCAACCCTCACATACGAAGGAACAGAAACGGTATCCTCTGCGATATTACTACCGCTAAAGTAATCATTCTCTGTCAGTGAATAGCTTGTATTATCCGTAAACCATACAAGATCAACACCACCATTTGCGGTAATCCTGGCATAACAGCAGTTCACTTCCGCAATCATCGCAAGCAACGCCCTGCAAGTAATCCCCCTGGGAAGAATACTTTTCCAGACAGCAGAGGTAAACGTTGCTGTCATCGCATCGGAAATGGAATTTGTTTCACTGTATGAAAGTCCAACATATGTACAAAGATTTCTGAATATCGTTCTGATAGAAAACGTTCCTGATGCAATTGAATCAATAAATTCATCTGCAATCACATCAAACTTCTGCATCCGGTCATGCGCTATAAATTCAATTGTCTGTGTCCTGATTGTTCTTTTCGGCTTTTTCCCTTTAAAATATCCGACAGTAACCCAATATGTGCTTCCGTTGATCTCAACGCCAAAGTCAAGCCTAAATTCTTCTGTCCAATCAAATCCGTTGAATGTATCACTGTTAAGAAGATAAACAACAACTTCACTCATGATGGCTTTACCCATCACAAGATCAATATCCGGATTCATGATTGTAGAAAGGCTTAATCCTCCACTTGCAGAAATATTATCATCCGTCAGCGTGACATTCTGGACAGGGAAAACAAGCCTTGCGTGTTTCGCTGCCCCGGCTAATATAGCATTCCTGTAAGTCGCTGCCGTTACGCCCGTTGGTGTAAGCATTCTATCACCACCACCTTAATACTCAATGAAAGCAATCCGGATACTGTTATAATGGACAAGAGGGGGATTCAACTCAATACGATAGATAGGTGTTTCGATATCAGGCACATAGAAATTCCCCAATTTATAGCTGTCTGTAACGGTGTCGTAATACCGTAAAGTAACATTTCGCTGCAATGCGTTTGTCATAGCATTGTTCAGAAGTGTCATAATACTTGAAAGTTCAAGATTTGTAATCGGCGGTGTTTCAAACTCAATCTTTGTTGCCGTATGCTCAACCGTATTCCTCACAAGCAAACCGGATGTTGCTCTGTTCGCATCTGCTTCCATACGCTGATCCGGAGTGGGTTTATAACTGTCATGTTTAATGTACTGAAGGGGGAACTCAACATAGTTGTTCCCCGTTTTCAGTTCAATCAGTTTTCCGTTGAATGCCATACAATCAACCTCCTGTCAGCGCAGCATACATATCAAGACTTTGCTTTACAGTTCTGCCAAGACCGCTGCTTGCACCAAGGTTTACAGTGCTTTCCTTTGCGAGAATGCTACGGAGCAAACTGTTCTGTTCACGCAGCAGGGCATTCTGTTCTGCGTTTGCATCAGCAACACCCTGGCTGATACCTGCAACAATCTGATCCGTGTTCGCAACGGCTGTCTGATTACCAAACCGACCAATCATTTCCGGCACACCGTTTTCGTTCGCAACGAACAGATCACCGCTGTCAACAAATCCACCCATTGCTTTAAATGTCAATTTGCCTGTAAACAAATTTCCAAGATAAGAAGAAAACGAACCAAGCGAACTAAGGAACGAACTTCTGACATTCTCAAAGGATATGTTTGCTTTAATGTCAGGCTTTACCTTTGCTTCAATGTTTTTCCTTACATTGTCATACACACCAGGAGCAATGGAACATCCTGCTTGCAGGTTCGGAGAAGCATATGCTACCAATGCTTTCTTCAGATTGTCATACACGCCTTGTCTGACAGAACATCCTGCTTGCAGATTGGGAGAAGCATACGTAACAAATGCTTTCTTTAAAGTCTCGTATGTTCCGGCTTTCACAGAGCATCCGGCCTGTAAGTTGGGAGAAGTATTCTTCTCAATAGCGGATTTAAGTGTGTTATATAACCCACTTTTGACAGTTCCATTAACAGTAACACTCGGTTGTGTATTTTCTTGGATGCTCTTTTTCAGCTTTTCAAACAATCCCTTAACCGTTGTTGCTGTCACACTAACACTCGGTTTAACATCTTTCTCAACCTGTGTTTTCAGATTGCCGGGATTGCCTGGTTTGAATTTTGCGGTAACGTTGCTTATGGTAGCAGCCGTTTTTTCCAACCCGTTCTTCAGCGTAGTTGAAAGTATTCCTTCAACGCCCTTCTTCAGCACAGGGGTTACAGTAGGAGTAGTCTTTTTCACGCCTGTATCAATCAGACCACTCCAACTTTCAGCCTGTTTTTTGATATCGGCATTCTTGCTGTTCATTCCGTTTTTCACAAGATCACCAATATTGATACCTGCATTCTTGGCTGCTGTCTTTGCTGCTTCTGCCCCAAACGCATCCTTAATGGCAGTAATGAAAGACAACTGCTGCTCTTTGCTGAAAGACTTCCAATTTGTCAGCGAGATCAACCCACCTGCTGAAATATTCGGAATAAGTTTTTTTATCGCAGCAATGGCTTCAGATGTGCCAAATGCACTGACAAGGGCGGTAACAAAGTCTTTCCTTGCCGTGTCAGAAAGCTTCCCAAAGTCAGTGATAGCAACAATATCAGATGCTTTAAGTCCAGGGAATTGTTTCTTCAATGCTGCAATATTCCCGGCAGACAAAACTTCATTCATTGTTGTTGTAAGAATAAGATCAACGGCTGTCTTAAACTTCGGATCATTTTTTATTTCAACCATTTCACTTACATTTATGGTAGACTTATTACTCTTTGGGAACAGTTTGTTAATCAGATCAGGAATAATCCCATTTTCCGGAAGATTTGTCCCTATCAATTTGTTGATGATCTGATTTGTGTTCAGTGAAAGTGTTCCAAAGAAGTCATCCCAGAAAGTATTATTATTTGTTGTATTATTCCCACCGCTGTTAAAATTCAGAGTAATTTCTTCAGTTTCAACCTTAACTTTGATAACCTTTTCATCAACTGTCTTAACCCAATCACGGATAAGGTTGATTTTAGACATATCATCAACATCAACCCTGATAACCTTTGTATCAGCATGGTCTGTCCAATCCATCATCAGACGCATACTATCATAATCATTTTCAACATTGATATTGACAATCTTTACTGCAACTTCTCTCGCCCATTCATTGACAATAGCCATTTGCAGTAAAAACGCTGCGTATTCATCATCGTTAATTGAAATGCCAACCCGTTTGCTTGCATTGTTCATAATCCACAGGTCAATTGCAGCAGTAGTAAGATTAAACTGAAGATAATCAGCAAGATTAAGCGCAATACCAATCGTCTTTGCGCTTTCGGCAGCAACCCACAGATCAATCAGCCTTGTCTGATTAAGATAAAGCATATAGTCATCTGTACGCAGTGCAAGACCAATTGTCTTTGATGCTGCCAGGTTAATCCAGGTGTTAATCATCGTCATCTGGTTAGACAACAGGATATAATCATTTGTATTGATAACTGCACCAATAACTTTATTCGCCGGAACATCTGTCCATGTATTGATAAGTGTTTTCTGATTGCTGAACAGAATATAATCATTTGTATCAATAACCAGGCCGATCTTTTTATTTTCGACAGTATCAACCCATCCTTGGATTGCTGCTCTCTGTTTTACATAGTTCAGATAATCTTCTGTATTAAAGGAAATACTGATACTCTTATCCTTTGACCATTCTTCGTATTCTTCTTTAAATTCCTTGAATTTCTCTTTGTTTACATCAACCTTGATAGTCAACCCATCCAAGAAGTTTCCGACAAGCGTTGTAAGAAGTGTTGTCAATACTTCGAACACGTTAATCCCTGTTTTTAACTTTCCAAGTGTTTCAACAATCTTTTCGACAGCAGGAGCAGCAGCAACCGCCCCGGCAGCAAGCAAACCCATTTCAGAAGCAGCAGCAGCGTAATCAGGCGCAGCAGGGAAAGGCTGATAACTCGGCTGAATAGGGAACGGACTATAATTCGGCTGTTGTGGGAATTGAAAATCTTTATAATCTTTCGGTATGTCCGGAAGTGAAACAGGATTATTCGTGCCACCATCCGGATTAAACAGGTATTTAAGGAACGTAAGAAGGTTGCTTGCGCCACCGCCCGTGAACAGGTCAATGATATCCTTTATTTTGGAAAAGATTGCCGGAAGAATGATCGCACCAAGCGTACCTGCAAGAAGTGCTTCAATAATAGGCTTCCACTCAATCATCCATTGAGGAAGTTCCATTTCCTTAAACATATTCGCAAAGTTGGCAGCAGAACCGCCACCGCCACCACCGCCACCTTGCGTCATAACATTAAGTTCATCGAATGTAGCAATCCACTTTTTCGCTGCTCCACCACCCTTATTGATAGCAGAAGCATAATCATTCATTCCTTCTGTTGCCTGGGAATAGGTTGTCTGACCACCAAGCAGCGCAAACAATGCCGTAATTGCATTCAACGCTACCAATGCAGCAGACGAAACGGCATTCAGAATCGGCAAAACAGCATTGAGAGCAGATCCAAGCGCAGCACCAATCTGATTCTTCATCTGCCCCCATCCCTTATAGGTTTTATCCATTGACGCTGCAAAAGCATTATTGATTTTCTTGGAATACTGATAATAATTGTCCAGACCTTCCTTTGCGCCCTTCAGCAAAGCACGAATGGCCTGACGAATAAGCATCGTTTTAAAGATCCTGGTAATAGAAGAAAACAGATTAGAAGCAGACTTTCCGATTCCGCTGACATTTTTGGCAACACTCTTTGCGCTTGTGTTGGTTTCGTTCTTCAGCTTTTCAATCTGATCTGCATATGCTTTGATCTGCAAAGCCTGACTTGCTGTTTGTTTTTCTGTCAGTTTCCCTGCTTGTACGTTTTGCAGGTATTCATTGGTCATTGCAGCAAGTTTCTGGTGCATCAAATCCAAATTGGAGGATTCTGTAAGCGCAGCAACGGCCTGTTTACCCCTCTGTGCAGCAGCCTGTTTTTCCAACTCAATCTGATTCTTCAGACTATTTCTGTATTCCTGTGTAAGCTTTATCCGCTGCTGATGATCCGCAATGGATTGCCTTACGTTTGCATCGTATTCCTGTCTCCATTTTACTTCAGGTTTCGCTGAAGGATCTCCCCTATTAACAGCAACACGATTATTATTCGTAAGAGGATCATATTCACCGTTTGCTGCCTTTGCCTTTGTAACGGAAGCACCAACGCTTTTACCTATATTTTTAAAGCTTACGCCTTTTGCTAACTTCGCTGTTTCTCTTAATGCGCTATTGAAATCACGAAGATCACTATAAGGCTTCGTGATAGCATCAGATAACGCAGAAAGACGGGAGATCAGAGTGTCGATCCCCTGCCCTGCTCTCTCCGCACTACCGTTTATAGTCAGTTCAAGCGTTTCAAGGTTCGCCATTCTGATCCACCCCCGTCTTTACCTTCTTTTTGTTGAAATTGGCTTGTACTCTCAACAAACGTTCAACAATCTTCTTGCGCTTTTCCCTGATTTCTTCCTGTTTCTCTGCTTCTGTCTTTGGGAAAATATCAAGAGGTTGTTTCAAATAATCAATGTGTCTCTTTCCGAAAGCATTTGCGATAGAGGTTGTCACAGCGTTTGCGATATATGCGCCCTGTATCCACATATTTTCATTCTCTATCTTCCGCTTCATCAAGAAAGCCTGGGCATATGCCCTTACCAAGTATGGATCATCATACCAATATTGTTCGTATGTCATACCATACACTAAAAACTTTGGGAACAATTCTCTGAATTTCTCTGTATATGATACCTGCTCTGACGGTGTATTCTCTGCAATAAAGTTTTCTTCTATTACAGTTCCACCGTCACGTTGGGGTTTTTTGTCGGTTCTCCATCAAAGAAAGCAGTAAAGGGAGCATTATACAGTTCGCCAAGTCTCGTAGCGAAGCCATCCGGAACACCCTCAAAACCGCCAAGCTTTTCAAAGAAAATCTTATCGGTCTGCTGTTTGCTCATGCTCTTATGGTGCATCCTAAAGGCATACCAGAACAGTTCCGGGATCTTCGTCATGGGATACCTGCCAACATCGTCAATGTCAAACTTCCTGCTTTCCGCAAACAGAATAGTTTCACGGTTAAATTCAAGGGTATATTCTTCGTTGTTCTCCGCATCACGGATAATGATAGGTTTTACTCTTTCAGTTGCCATGTTTTTTCTCTCCTTTTTTGTCGTTTAGTAATAGGTTATATATAAATATGTTAAGGGGAGTTAGCCAATATTACGGGTATCGGCAAAGGATCAACCTCTGTCCTCCCTCTTAACAACGGTTCGTTAGGTGGTGGAAGATTCAGCGAAACCAACGATCTGATTCGGAACGATATGCAGCGTGGTTTCCAGAATGCCATCCACGGTAGCCTTGTTCATACCAAGCTGGTTAGGCATACCTGCAAAGTAGAAACTGCCTAAAGTCGGAACATAGGTTTCAAACCAGGTGGCCTTGCCACTCGCAAGAGCAGTCTTTGCAGCGGAAACAAGCGTCGCCCACTTCGTTTTCAGATCAGCGGTCAGGTTGCACAGGTAATCATAGCTGTCACCAACATCCTGCACACCTTCCTTATAGCGGTGAACGCTATCGGACAGGTTAGTAACCTGCTGCTTGGAAGGGTTGAAGTCGAAGTCAGGCGTATCCTTGATATCCGGAATCTCGGTATAACCGGAAGTAGGCCGTGTACCTGCTGTGGTTTCCACGCAATACTTCAGTTTGATTCCAATGGTATTCAGTTCAAGTGCCATTTTTATTCACTCTCCTTTTTGTTGCGTCTATTGTTGCCCGTTGAAGGTTCTTCAACATCCTGTTTCTTATCAGGAATAGCAGCCTTACAATTCGGACAGATCTTCACCTGTTCGTCTGTCTCTTTATCGCAATACGGACATTTCATCATTGTTACCTCCGATACATAGGAAAAACTGTGTTTCCGTCTTTTTCATATGGCTTTCCTGCAATCACTTCATATCGTGCGTATTGACGGTATACTGTTCTGTCAGTGTTTACAGGCCGATTCATATGTATCCTGCGGAATTTCATATTTTGCATAATACTGTCAGCAGCAATCAGTATTTCCTTACACTCACTTCTTGCCGTGTTCTCACGGTTTGAAACCACTTCAATTTCATAAGTGATCCGGGTGTAATTCTCCGCAGAAGCGTCCGTGTTCATGCTCTGAAGCGGTACATTGTTTGTCTGCCTGACAATTACTGAAGGATAAATGGCCTTTTCTTCGTCATACCCACCTGTGATATTCGCATTCGGATAAAGCGCATGAAGTGCATTATAAACTGTGTCAAACACAAGGTTTTCAATATCTATCACAGCCTAATCACTTCCTTTGCTATTTCAGCAGCGTTATCCTGGATGTATACTTTCGCATTCAGCATACCGCCCCTTGGCTCAATTGCCTGGTATGTCTTACCGCCGAAGTGCCACTTTCCGGTTTCTGCGTATTCATGAGAGCCAACCTGTTCAGAATACGAACCAGGGTAAACATCAACGCCAGGATAATTTTCAAACATCACGGGCATTGTTGCATCACCTGCACCAAACTCTGCAATCACGGGAGCATCCCCTGTCGCAACGATAACTGCGGAATTTTCATCAGGGCGGTAACTTGATACCGTTGCCATGCTTCCATCCGCTTCCTGTGCGATCATTGCGCCATCCTTGGCAAGTATGCCAAGTGTTTCATCCAATCCCCACCGAAGGTTGTCCTTCGCTTCACGAAGCCTGTGGATTGCTGCGTTGATGCTTTCCGTTGAAAGAACAACATTGAGCTTCACGAAACATCAACTTCTTTCAGATAGAAGATCAAATGATTCAGTGACTTCGCCTTACGCACAACCTTGAAGTTATGAGGTACAGGCACTTCAACTTCCTGTACAATTGATTCACCATTTACCGTTACGGTTCGTTGCTCTGTCCTTGTCGGAGAGATCCCGTACCATACACGGCTTTCTTCACCCATCGTACAGGTCATATCCTCGGTAATGGCCTTGTGTGTGTAAGCGGTGGTAATGCCGTAAGGATCAAGCGTAACCATACCCTGTGATCCCAGGTTGTTTGCGCCGGATGAAATAGCCATTGACATTCTGGCCTTTACAGGATTTCCGTAAGATTGTGTTTTTTCGCTTGTTTTCAGACCGTTAGCGTCTGTCACATAACTTTCGCCCGTCCTGTTTGCAAACCATATATCCTGCTTGTTTCTCGCAAGAACACGCATCTTATCCACCCACTTTCGCAAATGGAGTAAGTCTTTCCAGAATGTCAGCGTCATCCACAGAATCGTACTGACGGTTCACACCGTTTTCCTCATGGTTTATCTCGCCCTCTCCCCCTCTGCGGAGGAATTTACGTGCTGCCAATTCACACTGATCTGTTTCATAACAAGCAGGTATCTCCGTTTTGGTTTTATCATACGGATACAACCGCTTTAACATAATTCCAAGGGCAAGATTGAGATAAACCGCTATGGTTGCGTCCGTTGCGTCCGGATCGTTCTGAACAAAAACTCTAACCATTGCGATCTTCGCAGCATTATCCATAGCGGTTCACCCCTTTACTTTGTTGCGTTCCGTTTGCTTCCTTCCTTTTTGGCAGGAGCTTTCGGAGTTTTGTTTACCGTTCTCCGTCTTGCTCTCGGCTGTTCTACCGGAGCTTCAACAGGTTCTTCAGCAGGTTCTTCTGCTTCAACCGCTTCTTCCGCTGCTTCTTCAATTTCTTCAGAAACAGGCGGTTCAGAGAACGGAATTTCTTCTTCGATTTCCGGTTCGATAGCAGGTTCTTCTGCTACAACTTCTTCAATTACCGGATATCCTCTGCCGTTTGCCGTACCGATCAACTCAATGATTCTGTCAGGTGTCGGTTCATAACCGTCCCTTGGGTATGTATCCCCCGTCCGATACACAAACCCATCATCAAGCGAATCCGCAAACGAATGTGTTACCTTGTAATTCATTGTTTATCCTACTGATTACGCAGCAGGGGTTACGGTACGGGTATAATAGGTCTTGGAAACATCCACGGTAGTATCTACGCTGTGGAAGTAGTTGTTATTGGCATCCTTCTCATAGTAATTCTTGGTAAGAGGATTACCGGAAGGTTCGCCAACGGAACTGAAGGATTCAGAACCGATATCAATAACGGCAATACCATCAAGATATTCTGCCCACAGTGCCATACCCATCAGGGCGTAACACTCGCCAACAGCGGTGGAGTAGTTACCCATCGCATGGAAACCGATCAGTGGAGTTACACCGTCAACAGTGTATTCCAGGCCAAGCTTGGCAAAGTCGGAATCACCGGGATTGATGTAATACAGATCAATGTTTTCCACGGGCAGAGCAATAACCTTACCCCTCGGAATATCCGGATCACTCATGAGGAACAGCACACGGTATCCCAGGAAGTTTTCAATATAGGTCATACCAAACTGTGTCTGAATAGTGACGGAAGCACCGCCAATGTACTTATAAGCATCCAGAACGTTGCAGAAACCGACCACTTCGGAAACGGTTCTCCGCATCTTCTTGAACTTGTCCAGAACCATACCTTTAGCCATAGCAAGGGACATCTGGAATGTGGAGAACGCACCCGTCAGGATACCCGTCTTGAGGAAGGTATAGAAGGTGGTCAGAACATTGCCCTGAAGTTCGTTAAGGAACGCTTCGTCGGTCTTGTTCACAGCATTTACCGCACCATACTTCGCAACCGCTTCAATGGAAACAGCCTTACAATACTTCTCAATGGAGATATCACCGTAGGCAACATCGGTCACGGTAGCCAGGGAGTAAGGAATTTCCTCACCTTCACCCACAGAACCACTCTGAAGTGTTACAGAAGCAGCAGTAGAAACAAGTTTCGTACCAGGAGTTTTCTGGATAGGACGCATAATGCCAAACAAGGCCATCAGTGCATCCCAATTCCTCGCAAACCGGGTAACAAAGTCGATTTCACGGATAGAAGTGCTGATGTTTGCAGCCTTCGTCAAATTGGATTTAGCAGGCATTACAATTCACCCTTTCATGTAAATAATTCAATGTTTTCAGCCATTTTTTGCTGTCGCAGGACAGGATCTTTGATTGCCAGGATTTCATCCCGTGTCATGGTTACGGTTGTCTTTCCGTTACTGTTGATCGTGGGATTATTCTGCATCTGGCTATCATTCAATGCCTTGTCATGCAAATCTATGAACTTACGAATCCCTTCAGCAAGTCCATCAAAGTTACTCTCTTTAAACGCATTCGCAAACGCTTCAGCCGTTTCGTTGTCAAAACCGATACTCACAAGCGTTGCTGTTCGTTCCTTGGCTTCAAGTTCATCAATACGCTGTTGCATGGCAGCTTGTGCTTCAGCCTGTGAAACTTTGGCCTTTTCTTCGTCAGACATTTTTGCTTTCAGCTTTTCGTCCGTTTCAAGGAACTGCTTTTTCCACTTGGAAGCGTCTGCGGAAGCTTCAGTATTGGTCTTACGCAGCTTTCCATTTTCGTTTTCAAGTTCCTTGATTCTCGCTTCAAGCGCAGCCGTATCCGGAGTATTGTTCGTTTCGTTGTTGTTAGGATTCGGTTCATTAGCCATTTTATTTCTCTCCTTTTTTTGCGATTTTTACGTGCTTCTCTGCACGATTGCGATTTTTAAGTGCTTCTCTGCACTATGTAAAAGCCGTATTCGGCTCAAACACCTTGTTCGGATACTGTCAGGATTCGTTCAAACCATTCCTTCAGCGTTTCCTGTTCCATCAGGAATGTTCCCTTCTCAACCGTGTTGTTTCTGCTTGCTGACATTAACTGCCTTATCAGTTCCGGACTTGCCATTGAGTAATATCCTGCATACTGTGTCACATAAGCGGATATACATTTCTCGGCCTTGTGCAGCAGTTCAGCATTCTCCGGATTTCGCCATGTGAACTGTTGGCTATCGTAGTAAGCATCAACAATGGTCTTAACAACAATGGTGATTGCCAGGTCTGCCCGTTTCCTGCGGATAAATTCTTCGGTCAGCGCAATCCTTTGCCGTATTACATGATCGTAGGTAGCGAAGGTGAAATCCTCATTTATGTTCCTCCTTGTGATGCTGTTATCGTTCCATTTCCACACGTAGATTGGAACTTTGATAGCAGCAATCCGGTCAGGTTCAGCGAATGTCTGTGTCAGAACCGTAAAGTAAACATCCTCATGGATCATCAACGATTCATTGAACCGGATCTCGTTATCAATCAGGTATTTCCGTCTGTGCGCCTTACCGTGGACATATACCCAATCACGATCATGTGATATCAGGACAGGCTTCCCGTCTTTGTCCTTTGTTTCTTCCGTGAAACTGCTCCACAGGGTATCACTCTTGTCCTCGTTGATAACACTGAAGATCATGTAAAGGCCGAACACAGAGGAAAAACCATCATCGAAGTCACAGAACATAACCCAATCAGCATTGCTTGCGTCAAGTCCTGCATTTCTCGCCCTTGAAACACCGCCCTTCGGAATACTTATCTGGTTTACCTCAAACGGGTATTCCCTAAAGCATTCACTTGGTATCTCGTTTCCTTCCCCGTCATTGACCAGGATTACACCCACATCATCGAAGTTGATTGCTCTCTGCATCGCTATGCTGTCAAACAATCCTTTGCCAACCTTCCACGGTTCTTTGTAGTGGGTGATGATTAAATCAAGATTCCCCGTAAAAATCTCTCCTTATCATCGGTCACGGTTGCCTTGTTAATGTCACATAACAACGGCAATTGATATTAAGTGACGGATCACTGAAACCGCCCGGATAAAGTGCTGAATCACCATCATCGGTGTAAAACAGATCATCCAATCCGATTTCAAGTCCTTCCAGGAAACGATGCTGGTCACGAACCTTATCATCCAACATCGTATTCCACATCTTACGGATGTTCTGACCGCTTCCCTTTGCTGCGTCATATACCGCAGCGTTGTAATCAAAGTGTGATTCAGTGTCGATGATCCGTAAGACTTCTTCATAACTGCTGTCCTCCGTGATCCTGTCACGGAAGGTTTTATCGTCAATTTCCCGGTTTACGGTCTTTATGTCATCACCTTCCGGGAAAGGTACGATACCAACTATTTCTTCCGCATCATGCCATCCATAGGCATATACAAGGCAAAGCACGAACTCAAGGTAATCACAGAACTGCTCAATCTGCTTCTTTTCCGGTTTCTGTCCGGAGAACAGGATTTCCGCATCCTTACGGATGATTTCAAGTTCGTCCCACCGGAAAACATTACTCGGCATCGGTTGTCACCTTTGCTTCTTCGGTGTTCCCCTTCGCTGCGTCACGTTCTTCCTTTGCTTCTTTCAGCTTTTCGGCAAGGCCAAGCATTTCCTTGTACCACTTCATACCTGCCCGGTAAGCTTCCTCAACATCCATGAACAATCCGGATGCTTCGTATGCGTACTTCGGATCAATCTTGTCACATCCAAGCATGGTGGTAAGCGTCTGCGACTTCGACAACAGGTTTTCGTAGTTGTGTCTGCTGAATTTGATATCCACATCCGCAGGATCAAAAACAAATCCACCGTTCTTTTTAAGTCTTTTCCCTGCAATATGGCTCAACAGCCACATCATTTCCATTTCCGGCTGCTTAAACTCTGCTTCAAGGTCTTTTGCCCGTGTCTCTGCGCCCTGCCAACCGTTTTTCAGAATGACCGCACCGTTGTTGCTACTATCACCCGTATTTCCGTTGCCCTGGCTCGGCATACCAACGATTTCAAGAACCGCCCTGTACAGATCTTCTTTCAACGCCTGATTCTGGCTTTGGTCAAGCTGTTCTGACAGGTTCTTCACATCGGCCTTGTTATCACCAACGGATTTCAGCAGGATCATACCTGCCTTACGGATGGAATCTGCCGTTATTCCTTCTTCAACCTGGCAGTTATACAGAACAAGCAAACTCTGAACGAACTGTTCAACGGCTTCCAGACGGTCACTGTCAAAGTCATTGATTGCATCAAGCAACGGAAGCACGATTTCAAAGCAGCCTTGCCGTTCCATGTTCGCCTGGTATTCGATAATTGGGATCATTCCAAAGTTGTTTTTCGCTTCGGTGATCTCTTTCGTGCCATACTTCCAGGTGAAGAACTTCTCCGGCGTGACAATCGTGAAGATTTTCTCATTATCGTCATTCACCACGTAATGCACACCTGCAAGTGACCTTTTCGTGTGGTCGCTTGAATGGATCACAAAGGTCTGCTGCGGATCAAGCGTAAACAGGTCAAACGGAACTTTCTTGTACGGGAAACGGTTCTGTTCAATCAGCCGATAGCCAAGACCACAAATGTAAAGCCATTTGATAAGTTCCTTGTCCTTTGTGTGCTTTGCGTTCAACCGCATCACATCATTCAGCTTTTCGATGCTTTTAGAAGCGTTTGCGTTGCTTCTCGCTGAAATATACTGAATCGGCTCACCTGCCACATACCCAACCTTGAAAGCGACAATCTCATTCGCCCTATTTTCAACGATGTGCTGTGTCAGTTCGTCACGTAGTTCCCTTGTACGATTCAGAACAGGCTGATCCCCTTTGTAGTAATTAAACAGGTATTTGATATCGGCAGCGTTCTTTTCGTGAACCGCATAAGCTTTTGTAACAACATCAATCACGTTTGCCCTGGTAATCTTCTCGGCAGAAGTGGTAATCATGGTTCTGCCGAACATTGTCCTTCGTGCAAGCTTCGCCTGTACGGAAGCAGGTAAATCCTTTACCAATGCCACCTGTTCAGCATTTTCGCCCATAATTTCACCCCCGTTCACCAAAAAAGCGCACTATCACGAATAATCTCGCAATAATGCGCTGCTATTCCCCCTCGACACAGGGCAAGAGATCATGCGAACCGCCACTTGCCCTATGCCGGAGAGAAAGAAACATAGAAAAAGTTCCCTTCACTTTCGGATTATGCACAAAGAAAAAACAAAGTCAATAGTTTTTTAATATTTATGCACTATTTTTATTAGTTTTATACAGTGCAAACGAATAATACACCGTTGATTTTGCTCAAATATTCGCATTTACTTCCGGATCTTCTGCATTTTTCGTTCAAAACGTTCAACCGCCTTACGAATCGTCTTAATTTCTTTCTTTTCCTGCCTTGAAACCACACCATCATCCGTTTCGGCTGCAATTTCGATGGATTTGTATAGCGTTTTCAGCGAAAGCAAAGCAGTATCAATTTGTGATCTCATGAATCTGTTCACATGGCTTCCCCCTTTCAGAACAATCTTTGCATAACTGTCATGGTATTTCCACCGCCAAGGCCATAATCAGCAGCCATTGCAAGGCTGTCCGGAGCATCATCATTCTTGTTTTTGCCATTGATGGAGAATGAATACACGTTCTGCATAAACATTTCGTACTCTTTTGACCGTTTTCCCGGTTCAAGGAACACAAAATGTTCCCTGATATCAGGTGCTTTGTCAAAAATACGCTGTGCCTTGCCGTTCCCTGTGTAATGTTTCGTGGATTTCTCAACGTTTACCCTATGATCTCGCTTTTTCAGTTCTTCGTCAATACCGTCAGCGTATTCTGCTGTCATTTTTGTAGCTTCAATCCGCATTGCAGCGACATTGTAACGTATTGCCTTGTCAACGATCTCCGGTTGTGTAACCTTTTTGTCTCCGTTATTGTAAACCACATCCGGAACAAAGATTGTCTTGTCAAAACGGATGCAAACAGGACTTGCAACAAAGTCACCGCCACCCCAGGCCGGATCAACCGCCATGAAAATACGGTCAGGATCACCTTCCGGCAGCACACCGTTATAAAACCGCATATCATCAGGCGAGAAAACCGCACCGTCACGCTCAATCGGTTCACCCTGATATTGTGCAGACCAGGAAGCCATATCGTTATTACGCTCAAAGCTCGTTCTGCGCTGATGATAGTCCTCTGTGGTGAACCCACGCCCAAACGCATAGTCAAAATTGGATTCATCGTTTTCATCCAGGGCAGGAACATTTATCAATTTCCACCGGATATTTGCAAAATCAGGTTCGTTTGTCAGCAGATCAATGCGTAATCCCGTAGGATCGACCAAAGACCACCGTGTTCCGATCCACAGATGCTTGATTTTGTCACCCACACCACGGGGAAGGTAGTTATTTTCGACCTTCGACCACGCAGAAGCAAGCCGATCCTTGTTCATTGCTTCTTCGATACCGGAAATCAAGTCATCGGCAATCTCATATCCCCGGCAATCGCAAGCACCGTTCAATGTGCCGTACAAAGAGCGACCTGTAAAACTCGCATACCGCTTCTCACGGTCAATATTCAGCAGTTTGTCCTTCGCATTCGTACTCGCAACGCAGCATTCCGGGAAAACATCTTTCCACAGGTACGTAAGAGGATCGTTAAGAATCTCCAATAATCCCTTGTAAAATACATCAACAACGGAATCCGTATAAGAACAATACAAGTTAGACCTTTCACTATCACGTAGTATAATCCAAAGTACAAAAAACAGAATAATTGTTGTATTGTGCGTAGGAATCATTTTTCGTCCTGCAAGATACATACCATCACCTTCAACGGTAATGCAGTTCCCTTCAACGGGAACGGGAAGCTTTTCAATGCTTACAAAACCAATTGAACGGCTTTTAACAGCCTTATTACGCTTTCGCTTTACTTCACATGGGATCTCACAATCCGGTGAAAAACTAATAACATAATGCGGTTTCCTTGCACATATTCCGGAAGAAGATACCTTTGGTTGTTTAACGGTTATTGATGTTCTCCACCCAAACGTTGAGATCAAATCACAGAATGAATCACGCAAACTTTCTTCTGCCGTTGTAAACTGATACCTGTTTTCAGCAAGGCAACCATCAGTGTCTAAAAGTCCTGCAAGCAAATTAAGTCTTTGCTCAATGGATGCTGTCAAATATTCTTCCGGTATTCTTTTCGGAACTGTCTTTCTGCTGTGGCACATACCCATTTTTTGCAGATTTTCCCTAAACCCAAAACCAAAATACAATACATCCGTTGTTTTATGAACTGTATTCCACTTTGCAGGAAAACCATTTGCAATAATACGGTCAATAATACATTTGTCGCTTTTATCGCAACAAACTGTTGGATTTTTATTTGCTCCATCACCAAGCCATACACCGAAAGTATACGGATCTAACGGCAATTCTTTTATTTCACCAACAACATAATCACGGTGAGGAAGCTGCAATGTATACCTATGCCCTCTTTTTTTCTCCGTTCCACCGTTATTTAAATGCCTTTTTTCGATTTCGCCCGTTTCAGAAATTTTTGTTTTGCTACTTGCCCTATCATAGTACATCCATTCATGCCGTTCATGACAAATAATCTTTTCGCCGTTAGAGAACGTAACCATACGATCAAGCATACACTTTGGATGAACGTAAATGACTTTCTTAAAATTGCCATCCATGCCAATTACTTCGTCACCAACAACAAGATCACCATGATTTTTCCATCCGTTTCTTGTCAAAATCGGTGTATCATTCGCCAATGCCTTGCCAACTCTCGGTGGCATCGACAAAATCAGTTCGTCAATTACATCATCCTCAAGTTCCTGTAACGCATCTGCCACAGGCTTTAGCTTTTTCCTTCTCGGTAGCCAAAATTGATCCGCAACAGGCCGATTCCACTCGATGTAGATCATGAAATCGTCAAAAATATCCCTGGCAGTTATCAGGTATGTCTTTTTCAGCAGGTTTCCCATGCCATTTATGTATTTCAGCACAGACCTAAACTCTTTAACATACGGATAGACGATTTTATGATCGCATTCACGCCACATTACCCGTAGGCAATCATATACGTTTTCGTATTCTGACTTCCCCATGAAAATGTTATAGCACTTTATGAGCTTATTCACATCTGCTGCCATCCTATCACCCCCATATTATTATTTATTATTTATATAATTTATGTACTTCGTAGAAAGAAAGAAAAGAAAGTATCAAAGAAAAGAAAGAAAGATATTTATTTTATATATAATTTATTTATTATAACCATTGATATATAACGCTTTATAGGCATTTTTATAATATATAATTTATGCCATATAATTTATCCCCCTTTTTATTTCTTTTCTGTATTCACCATTATGTGTTTTATATTCATTTTCTTTTTACACATCATAGGGTGGGTATTATATAATATAACCTTTTTATTTTTGAAAATATTTTTAAGACTACCCCGTTCTCTAATTGATTATCATATATCCCCGTACGGTATATATCATCGTTACATGATATCAGGGTATATATTCAGATCCATAAAACAGATATAATCATTATGCAATGTATAAATCATGTATAAATATGTGTATATATATGTATAATGTGATATAAATATACAAAATAAATTATGTTGTATAGATATATATACATACATACAACATATAGTATATAAACTATTCGTTAAACCATGATTTTACGAATAGTTGTTAGTTAATCATATAATGCAGCACGATTATATATATCATTATCAGTTACATTGTTGTCTTGGTTAACAGATATGACATGTTCTGTATTATCTTTATAACCCATATTATTTTTCATGAGGAATATACCGGCTACAGGGTTAATCTTACCTGTATTCATCATATGTTCATAATAGCTATTGATTAAGTTATAGGCATTTTTTATAGCGAGTATCGATTGTTTGTTTTTAATATATTCAGTTCTATCAGATATCCAATTATACAAGATAAAACGTGAAACATTAAAAGCCAATGCAAGAGAAGCAATAGAGGGTTTAACATCATCTTCAGCACAAATATCAAAATAAAGATTGATACGTTCTTGGACAGCTTCACTATTTTCAAGGTCTATGGAAGGTAAACGAAATAATTTCATATCATGCGATAAGAATTTGCGGTTGTCGCCCTCTTCAGTATGTATATCATGATCACGGCGAATAGTAGCGTTTTTAGATCCTTTCGGTCTGCCACGTTTCCGGACAGTTTGTTCACCCTCTGGAATAATTAAATTATTTTTTTGAATTAATTTATTATTTTTTTCTTTCCCTGCCATAATAGCGCAACCCCCTTTAATATCAACGTGTATAAGGTTTATTTATAGTCACATTGACCAATTTAATTATATTAAAAATAATTATTTAATCAAATAAAAATACCTACCATGCATTTTAAGGGCATTTTTAGACGATTTTAGCCACTTCTCATGATCGGATGACCAAATATACGTTCTAACGATGAGACAGGGGTTAGACCAATTCCGCCATCAATCAGCGAAAAATACCAAATAAGCAATGTACTTCTTGGATACGTAATAACGTATAATGCCAGGAAAGCTATTGCCAGGAATTCAATGTTTTCAACGCTTGCAGAGTTTTCGCGCAGCCTATTTGTGTAATATGGTGTAGACCAAATATCACATATTTAACAATTCTGTAATATTGATCCAGCGCATATCTCTATACGTTTTAACGTATATGTAGATAAATCAATGCTTGCAGCCATACCATATATCACAAATCTATTTTAATTAGTGAAATTATTAACATTTTCTAACAAGTGGATTTTACATTGTTATCCGTTATAACGTTCTGTTAAGCTTGTGGCGAAGCCACAAACGGCTTCCGGAGTGAACCTCCGTCAACAAGCCTACGGGATGCCGTAGTGTCGTAACATCCGGACACGGGAAGGACTCGCCACGGTTGGCAGTTCTCAAGCGGTTTGCAACCGAACCAAACAGCACTGAAAAGTAACTTGGCAGTATCCAAGGCACACGTTTTGAGCCGTGACCGCTAACAACGGTTGCCCCGATTACAGGCGAAACCTCCCGAACATTCATAGCGTAGCGATACACGATGTGGTGAACGGTTGAACGGGGCTGTGGTGCAACTCCACACGTATTGTAGAAGGTAACGATACGGACTAAAACCGGCAACAGAAACATTCTTTCATTATATACCATGATCAAAGGAAACCGGCTTTTGTTGGTTTCCTTTTATTGTGGCATATGACCACTAATTAAATTAGAAAATGGAGGGTTTGAAAATGTTGTATCTCACTAATGAAGCAAGAGAGTCCGCACGTAATGAAATTGCAAGGCTTTATGTGATGCTTGCAGAAACGAAACCAACCGATCAATGGTTTTTGCAGGACATTCAATCACTAATGCGCTACTTACAAGTAATGCAAGGTGAACTTGCGGGTGAAATGAAAGAAGAAACCGACAGAAAAAAAGAATATGAAGAAACCGTGCCAGTTTACGGTGTTAACCGGTATTATGATTGTAATAAAAAGATAATTGAATATACTTCTTGGTTTTATCACCGTGACGAAGCAGAGTTTGCAACAACTCAAGGTCAATCAGGAAAAACAATAATCACTGCAAGGTATCACGACGAGGAAACACCATATATTACAATGCCGTATGGAGGTAAAATCAAATGAAAAAGTTCAAGCTAATCATTGTCAAAGCAAGCTATTCCGATGCAAGCGACACGGCAATGTATTTCAACAGCTATGAAGAAGCAAAACAAGCAGAAAACAGGCTAAAGTCCGAACCTTTTAACCACATCATTTTTACTAAAATAATGGAGGTAGAAAACAATGTTTGAACTTGTAATTATTTACACTTTCCCCCGTGAAACGGTTGTTTACACCTACAACACGAAAGAAGAAGCTAAAGAAGTCCAACAGGGCATGAAAATAGCACTTGGCAATCAGATTGAGTGGTCATGCATCAGACCGAAACTGTAAACAGCAAACCATGATACAGAGGGGGCGAAACACTCGCCCCTTTTAATTGTGGCTTGTTCCACAAAATATTTTTATGAAAGAAGGTATTCCCAAATGTGTACAGTTAACGAAAAAATTCGCAAGGCTTTTGAGGAAGCCAAGACAAGGCTTTTCGCCGGTGAGGAAATGCACGTTCATTTCAGTGAGGGAAACTCCAAAACCAATATGCCCTCCGTAGACCTTCTGCCCCTCTTCACTTGTCACGGGAGATGCCGTGAAACGTGCGGAAAGATCGAAAACGGCAAAGCGTTGCCGATTTGTTATGCTTGCGCTATTGCTAACCGTTTCCCCGTTGTGATGCGGAATTATGCCGAAAATACCGTATTGGCAATCTACCGCCCGTCACAGTATTGGGAGGAAGTATCAAAAAAGATGCGGACTTGTCGCTTTATGCGCTTGTTTACATCCGGAGACATGATCATTAACGGATATTTTGATAACCTCTGCAAAGTATTGGCAGACAATCCGCATTGTGAAATGCAAGGTTTTACAAAATGCTATGAAATCGTAAACCGGTACATTACGGAACACGGCAGACTTCCGGACAATCTGCATATTCTCTTCTCCGGTTGGTTTGATATGCTTCCGAACAATCCACACGGTTTACCGGAGAGCCGTATTTATGTTGGTGAACTTCCGGAGGGTTGGCTTTCATGTGGCGGTAATTGTGCAGAGTGTTCATGCGTTGGTTTAGGGTGTTGGAAAGCTACCACAGGCGACATTGTAGGACTCAAAAAGCATTGATCGGAGGGAACAAAGATGTACAACTCCATTTTTACAAAATGGGTTATTTATTGGAAAACGACCGATGAAAAAGAGGTCTTTACCTATCACGGGGCATATGTGGCAAGACTTCACGATATCATTGATTACGGATACGTTGAAAACGAAGACTATATAACATGGAGTGAATTTTGATATGAGATACATTGCAAGAGTTTATAAATACGGAAGATTTAGTCATGATATACGGGGGAGGGGTGAAGTTCTCCCCCGTTTTTATGAGGATGTGCAGAACTGTAAACCGTGCAACGTGCAACGGTATAAAAAGTCTGTTGCCGTGGCATTTTATGACGGCAAATACACGGTTGTTTATACTCTGCCGACTAACTGTTATATGGGGGTGTAAAGCGTGAAATTTAGGGATTTATGCGACGATAAAGTATATACCCTCTTGGACTTGTTCCAAGAGTGGCAGACACTTAAAACGGCAGATCCTGCCAACCATGCAAACACATTCAAGCGTGAATTATTTGATATTATTGATGCCACATTAAGAGGTAGAAACGATCTGGAAATAGTCGGCCTTACAAGTTCTGAAGTGTTCAACCTGTACAACAAGTTAATTATGGAGGTGTAATCAATGAGAAATCGCAAACTTAATCAATATCGTGTGGAAGTTATGGAAAAGATATCGCACGGCAGACACGGGAAGTATACGCATTTTACGTTGTCTCTTTATGGACTCAATTTGAAAGATGCAGTAGAAGTTGCCATTGAAACGGTTGCGGAAATGACTTTTCAAGAGTTCAAGTCCCGTTGTGATTGGCAAGGCGAAAAAGATGCATACTTGGATCGCATCTTGTACGAAAACAAAAATCACTCCGGTGTTATTGGTTTGGATCTTGCCGGTAAATATTTTAGCTTTAGGGCATCTCCAGACCGTTGGGACTCTTCTGCCGACATATTTCACAGTTCAACGGATGCAATGCAGGAAACAACAACGGATACACGGCTAAAGCGTGAGGACACCTTGCAACAAATTATAAAAGTTTTTGAGGACTTTTTGCGGGTAAGAGATATAAAAGTGCCTTGTGATGACGATGACGAGATGTATGCCGACATCAAAGATGCAGAGGTCATTTACGGCTATAACTATGCAGAACTTGAAGACAACCTTGAAGACAAGCTACTTGAACTTGGATTGTTAAAAGGGAGGGTTTCTCATGCGTAATCCTTCAGAACTTGAAAAAGCAAAACAATACATAGCGGATGTATATCATTGCTCTGATGATTGGGGGCAGAAAATAACCGTCACAGACATGATTGTCAATCTCACATATTGGAGTCACGACAAGTGCGAGGGGGACTATGTTCCCCCTGTTTCACTTGCACCCATTCTCGCTATCTATTGGAATGAATTGTGCGATCTGTACCCAAATTAACCGACTCGCACCCTTTTTCACCGTCCGCACCTATTTTGATTGGAGGTATATAAAAATGATCACTTTTAAGAGATTGTCTGAAATGGCAAGAGAAGAAAATATGATTGCATCGGTTGCCTGCCTGGAAACCGGCGAAATTTTTCAATCATCTGAATTTAAAAACCTGATACGCTGCATAAAATCATCACGGCATTGGGATTTCACTTGTCAAAAATATAGTTGGCCTTGTACCGGCAACAGCGACAAAAATTTAACCCTCTGTTATAAAATTGGAACAGCATCAGAGCATTACTATACCGTATGGTTTAGGATTGTCTCTGGTATCATTGTAGACAAAGGAATTGAGGATATAACTGCAAAAGCTAAACGAATTTCGCCAAGAACAAGCGTTGATTGGTAATCCGTACCCTTTTTCCGTACCTGTTTTCAGTACCTAATCTGATTATTTGATTGGAGGTTGTTTTCATGTTTAAGGCTATTGAATATACTTTTGACCACAATGATTACGTGCAGACCGTTGTCAGTATCCCTGATGACCTTATTACCACACCTATCCTGCCTGATTATTCAGTTTGTGAGGATGAACGTGTCACCGTTTGCCACTCCGACAGTGAGAACAAGTGGTATATCCTACGGTACAAATCCGCACCTTTTTCTGATCATCCGGACATAAATACTCAAGTCCTTTGCAGCGGATCTTTTATCGATTGCTCGTCATTTATGTGCATAGACATTGCCACCGTACCGTTCCAATGGGGAGTGCAACTCAAGTCAAAGTCTGTCGGCAGTATATCGTACCTTCCCATATGGGAATCAGTGCTGTCAGGGGAAGTTGACGATGAGGGTTTTGAACGAACCAAGATTGTGTATAAACTCATTACCTGTATTATGCCTAACTATGATTCACTTTATGACCGAAACTGCTATTCCGACTTTTATATCAATGAATATGACGATGTTGTCAGTTTGATAAAGGATATTGAGTATGTCACGGGGGTACGGTTTTAATCCGTACCTCTTTTGACACTCCGCACCTATTCTGCTATCATTCTATTATAACGTATTGGAGGTAAGTACATATGGCTACCAAGCATACCGTTGCACAAGCAAAGTACGATAAAGAACACCGTAGAGTGTATGGTTTCCGTCTGCACAATGAACTGGACAAGGACATCATTGATAAACTCGCATCCGTACCCTCTATGCAAGGGTACATTAAGGATCTCATCCGGAAGGATATCGGCAGCAAATCCGTACCTGATAAAGAAAGCGAGGTAAAATGATATGTCATCCCGTACCTATTTATGCTATGTGGACAATGATAGCACCGATCAAAAGATATATACCGTTACAAGCCGTTCAGCTATGGAAGCTGCAAAGAAGTACGGCAGTTGGACAGGCAATGAGTCTATCACCATCCGTACCCATTCCGGACAGATCCTGTCCAGGGTTAAATGGGATTGTCAGACCGGCAAGTATATTAACGTAAGCTTTTGATATCCGCACCCAAAATAAAAATTGACCGATGCTTTCCGCACCGGTCTTTTTTTTATGCCTTTTTTTATGACCATTTATGTACACATTCATCTAATACTACATACGTTTCTTCCTTTGGATACTTGCTATGATCGTTTGTAACTATATCAATCGCACCAACAGGATACAGACCGCACCCATCATCGCAAGCGTATATGTTTAGATCCTCTGCATGATTATCCTCAATCCATTTTTTCAATTCCGCACCTGTCATTATATCAATCCCCTTCTCTTTGCTATCGCAGCACCTACTTTAGCAATCAGCACCCACAGATTATCAGAATCCGTACCTGTTTTCTCACAATAGATCCTGACAGCTTCAGCAAGGCGGTAATGTGTTTTGTATACATCTGTCAGCACCTTCTTGTCATTCTCATTGAGAGTATAGAACACGGCCTGTACTGCCATCCAATTCTTCACATCAGCAGTTTTCTTCCCTGCTGTCTGCAATGATTCCGGCGTTGAAAGATAAAACCGGATTGCGTGATTAACATAATCAGAGTAATAGCACCTTTTTTTAATTCTCCGTACCTTATTTACATTCATTCTGCAATTACCTCACTAATTCTGTCGATTGAGTTATTGTTACAAACATTGATCCGTACCCCTATTAGATTGAAAACATCTTCGATTTCTTCATCCGCATCAAACATAACAGCGAACCGATGATCTACACCATGAAGGAAGGAAACAATTTCTTCCGGGTTATTCCCTGCTTCGTGCAATTCTTTGGCAATGGCAGCATACATCTGCCGAAAGAAACTCGTACCTGCTTTATCGTACCCGTCTTTGTATCCGTTTTCATAGGACTTATCCAGGTCTTTTTCCGTGATACCGTTGCGCTGCAAGCTCCGTACCTGTTCGTACCTTCCTTGCTTCTTCCATTCACGGATCTGTTCACGTTCCTGTTTTCGTCTTAATGCTCTATTCGCACCCATTTTTCGTACCTCTTTTTAAATTGGTCAAAAACGGCTCAAAAACCTGTTTAAATAGTTCATATGATAAATAATACTATCAGCATACAAGACATGGGTAAATGAGCCGATTTTTGCCCTTAATCATCATGTTACGCTTCCAACCTTCTTATTCCATTCATCAACGCACTTCATCATAGCGTCAGTATCTTCCAGGCCACCGCACCGGATAAAGCCTGTCTGCATACCACACTTTTTCTTGCACTCAATCCATAAATACGGTTCTCTGTACCTGATTCTATGAGCAGCACCGCATTTACATTTTCTAATAACAACCGTTCCTTTTTCGCTCATGTTAGTTCCTCGCAATCAGAAGGAAGTATAGGACAACAATAAGTGCCAGGATACCAAGTGGTGCTATCCAATCATTTAAAACTCTTTCAACCTTTTCTTCCGTTGTTTCTTTGTGAACACCTGCTGATTTCTGGCAGTTTACACATACCATAGAACCTTCCGGTATCTGCGCTCCGCAGCATACGCACCTGTTATCACTCATTTTTTAACATCCTTTCATATGTCCCATCATCTAACATTTGATAAACACTTTCCAAATCACTAATGAATGTCCTAATATCACGTTTTGCTTCATTAAGATTTTTATACCAAACAAATGTTCTATAATTTTTCGCTTCATTGTTGAAAAGTGCTAACCCAATCGGTTCATCATCATAACGTTTCCCTTTATGTGCCTTACCAAACCTAACATTTCCATGTTTTATATATATTCCTTGCATAGATCCTGTCAGATTTTTTATCTTTCTTTCGATCTCTTTTTTTTGCATTTGCAATTCTTGTAATTCCGTCATGTTCTTTTCTCCTTATAACGGTTTGTATTTTGTCCATTCGTTTTCTTATAGCACTCATGGCAGATATACCCACTGAATAACCTGTCAGATCCTTTTACCTGACCAAGAACCCATGTGAGCATTCTGTTTTGATGGCATAATTGGCATTCACCGTATTTGTTGTTATCGTTCATTCCTGCTCACCGTCCCACTTCATAGCTTCCATTTGTTCTTCCGTTGGTTGTCCTGACCAAAGCACAAACCCACCATCACGAATCCTTATTTCCATAAATGTATAAAATGTGTTTAGTTGGATAAAATCAACGTTTCCGTTTATGTCATGGATAACCCCAATGATTTGCATACAGTAAAGACCGTCTTTAAACTGTATCCACACAAATTGTCCTTCACTTAAAGCGTTGATTTCTTTAGTTGTTAGCAGTTGTGCAATAGCAGAATCGTTTATTCGGTGTCTCTGTTCATCGTATTCACGGCACATCCTGTCCACATCATGTTGCTTTTTAATAATCAACTCTTTCGCTTCATTCATTGCTTCGATTGCTCTCCCACAAACGGACGGAAGATCCGATTTAATTCGCATCCACCATTGCATCTCTTTGATAACATCGTCTAACTTTTCCACCTTTTCACCTTCTTTCTATGGGATGAATACCGTCATATTCACTGTCACCAATTACGTTTCCATTTGTTACCCGTCATCATTTCATACGCTTTTTCTAACCTGGACATTATCGAACAAACCATTGTCGCTGCGTGTGGCCAATCATTAAGGCATGATTCCAATATTTCAACAGCTTGTTCATCTCTTTTGTTTATCCTGTTTATCGTTGCTTTAAGCATTTTCAGCTCTGCATGATCCGCAATCTGTTCCATATCATCACCATCCTTACTGACTTATCAGCCATACTTTCATCCATTCCGGAATATCCCATGACCATATCCATTCAGCAATTGCCATTCCAAGAAGCACACAACCGATAATCAATCCGATGTATACCAGGATTTTACCTGCGGTTTTCATTCACTCACCCTCTTTCGGCGGTTTCGGTAACGGCATCCAATGTGTAATATTTTTCAGATGATTATGTTCTTCGTCATACCATACACCTTCATCACGATATGCCATATCACGATGTGTTCCGTTAACCCATACAAGAACATCTTCATCGTCTTGTGGCAATCTCTTTGTGACAGGAATCCATCCACCTTCTTCCATAATGGCAATCCGTTCTTCCTGTTCTTCGATGATTTCCTCTTGCCGTTTCATGACCGCTTCAATCTTTTTCATCCAATCAAGACGAATCACAGAACTGCATCTGCCAAATTTTTCGGCAACTCTTATTTTTGTATGTACATAGCCAACCATTTCTTTACGTTGTGTTTTGTCATTACCAATGTAAATTATCATCACACACTCACCTTTCCTGTCGCTTTAAACTCTGCCATTTCCGCTGACAATGTTGCTTTCAATTCATCGTCAACCCCTGTGTAATCCCTTTGTTTAAAGTCCTGGAACGGAAGAACCCTCTGCTGCTTCCCCGTTGTCTGCTTCGCAGCCATCGGTTCATCTTCCCACCTTCTCTGATTCAGCCATGTTGACGGGTGTGGTATATACCTTCCACCATCTTCCTGCCACTGATCCGTTGCTTTCCACTTATCAATTGCGGTCAGCATCTTCTGAAGCAGTTCTTCATCAGGCTTAATCTTCTCAAAGGCTTTCTTTGCATTCGGTTTACTTTCTTTCCGTGGGTAAGCTTTCCAAAATTCATCGAACAAGCAAGAGATATTATTATTCCCTTTTTTATTTATTTCTTTATTATCTTTATTATATTGTTGCCCTTTGCTTGTCACTTGCTTGTCATCTGCTTGTCGCTTGCTTGTCATTTGATTGTCAATCTGCTTGTCAATCTGTTGATACACATCGTACTTAACCACAGTAATTATGCGGAATTTAGAGTACGATTCGCTTGTCAACTCGCCTGTCAAGATTAGGTGGTCTAATGCTACACGCACTTGACGAACTGACAACGAGGTTTGAACCGACAGGCTTTGAAGGGAAGTAACGAACTGCCCCCTTTTGATGTCCTTCCCTTCAAACCGTCCATCGGTATAGTTAGCCATCAGCAGACAATGCAAAAACACTCTGAACGTATTCAGATTTTTGTACCATTCCCATTCAACTATCTTTCGGTGAAGCTGAATGTACCCGCCTGTGGAAGCCATCACGCCACCCTCTTATATCTCATGTACCTCTCTGTAACACCGTGTTCATTCACCCGTGTTTCCCATTCTTTGCTGATCGGATAACCGCTTGAAATCATGTCACTGATCCTTCTCGGAACATTCGTGATCCGCAGCCTGTCAGATGCTTCCATAGTGGTAATTCCTTCCGGATGGTTTTCAAGATACTTCCATATGCGTTTAATCTGTGTGTTCTTATCCATTCTTTTTTCCTCCATTCTGCATTTGCGGATCATCACCGGGGAAAATTACGCTCCTGTTAAAGATGAAACTCATAAAATCAAGTTCTGCTGCCATTGTTTCGCTGATATCTGTCATTACATCAAGAATCGCAAGGCCGATATCTTTTTCTGTCTTTAATCCGTTGTGCTTCTTAACCAGGGATTTGTTGTTTTCAATGATAGTATCTGCTCTCATGTTTCTTTTCTCTCCATTTCTATTTGTTTTTGTAGTTCTTTTATACATTCTCTTTCGTGCTTACAAGTCACCTTAATAACCTGTTCTGTTCCGCATGGATAAAGATAAGTCTGCCTTTTGACATTCAAAACAAACCGATTACACGTTTTGCAACCATCAACTAGCAGACTTTCTTCAATTCTCATGCAATTATCAACCTCTTTTCTCGCAAATATGCGCTGTTATACATTCAGTAATAGATTATTTTCCGTTATGCTTACGTAGCTGTCTCATACCGTACCATAAACAACCTATAACACCTGCAATCCATCCCAGGACGAAAGTTATGATCGTTCCCATCTGTTTTACCAATCCTCCGTATCTTCAAAAGCCTGTTCCTTTTCTTCGTTCCTTTCATCATTCGTCAGATCGTCAAGCTTGTAATACATACTGCAATCATCCGGATCTAACCCAATCTCACCGTCACGGAATCGGCATTGTTTACCGTATTGACAGTACGCATGACAGTTCTTACCCTGTTCAATATCATTTATCATGCTTCGTCCCTTTCGACACCTGCTTTTTCTTGCGTTCCTTCGCTTTCTTCTCTGCTGCGAACTTCTCACGCAGCTTTTTGATAAAATCATGAGGTTCAATAAGGCTGATCGTGTTGAAATACTTTGAAAGAATGAACCTTTCAATCTCTTTCATTTGCCTTGAATTATTCGCAAAGAACGCAACCTTGTAATCCTTCACAGCACGTTCAATGATTGCAGCAACTATCATTTCCCATCCGTTACCATCGTCTGACATAATCCGGTCAGGGTTGTGTGATATATCTTTGTAGATCATATCTTCACCGCCCTTAATCGCAACTGTTTCCAACGGTAACGATAAGGTGTCCTCCGAAATGCCGGATTCCGTAAATGCCGTATCCATTCCTCCAACCTTCTGCAATGTTCTTTCCGTAGGATGAATCGTTATCATGCCTACTCATAGCCTCAACAAGAGCGTCACGTTCATCAACACCGTTATCTCTTGCATTGAGGATCTTGTTCATTTCATCAACGGACAACCCTTCGACAATGAACGTGTTATAACACCTGTCGCTGCTTGATTTCTCAATATGAAGCATTAGCGCAAATCTCCTTTCAGTATTCTTATTACCCTGGCAGGTGATTGTCTGCGTGTACAAAATTCAAACCACACACCGTACTTTTTCCACATTGTCACCATTGCCTTTGTTAATGCCTGTGGATCTATCTTCGTCATGGGATCACCTTTCCTGTGGTATCTGTCAGATGTTTCCCATGTTGGAACTTTCCATAGGGGCAACCTTCCGCAAGGGGGAACTTCCTCAATCAGTATCACAAGCTGAATCCCTGCTTCCTGCGCTCGGATACATTCTTTCCGGAATCTTTCATGATCTCTGCTCATGATATCCTTCGCAAGTTCCATGATCGAAAACTTTGTATCAACTGATACTTTACCGTTGATAGGATCAAGCATATAATCCCCAACATTCAAGCATTGCTTTACTATCTCTATACCGTTTCGTTGGCAATAATAATGAATGTTACGATGCTTGCCCTCTTGCTGTCTGGAATCTTCATAAAGGATCATAGATTGTTTCTCCTTATAAATTCCTCCCTCGCCTTACTTGCTTCTTCTGCTGAATGGAAATGTCCGATATAGTAATACTTCATATTACGGGTAACTTCTGCTACAAAATAATGTTCACCACAACCTTTTCTCCTTCTTACACCAACATAACCCGTTTTAGATGGAGCATGACGTTTGTTCATGCTTTGCTCCTGTTGTGTCACCCATCTGCAATTTGATGGTTCATAATCCCCATCATTGTTAATCCTATCTATTGTCAAATTGTCAGAATACCCATTTGCTATTGCCCATTCATAGAAAGGAATGAATTTCATCCATTCATCGCATACTTTTATTCCCCTACCACCATATATTTCATAAAAACGCATTTTAGGGTAATAACATCTTCCTCTCATATTCATCCATATACGATATATGCGAGTATGGCTCATTCCATGTATCGGTTTTCCACTCATATATTCACCCCCTTGGAGAAGGGACACGGCATAGTAAACTTTCAATCCTGTTCATCCGTTGCCCCAATCCGGATGTTTGACAAGCTTACGTGCGTTCATGAAGGAGGATGTTACACTGACCTTTTAGGTCGCTGCCGTGTCCCGTTGTTTCATTTACGCCCAATTGAAAGGCAATGTATTTGTGTCAACCTGCGTGTATCCATTCGGTACATTTTCAATCTTGTTCTCCCGTGTATCCCTGTCCCTCGCAGGTTTTGCCTTACCGCTGCGAACATTCTCAACGGTTTCAAACCGGGCAATCTCAATGGCATTACCATCTTTGATAGAACCATCCGATGCTGTGTAGTTGTATATCCGGTTGCGGATGTTGATACCGATGGCCTTTCCTGCAAGACCTTGTTCATCCCACGAACCATCAGGCTTCCGGAACTTATAACCAGGATTGCTTTCTTCCACACACCAGATATTTCCCTCAAATGCTCTGAACCGCCAATCTTCGTCATCGTCAATCGGAGGGATCAGTTTGAAAATGCCCTTGTAATATGCCTTGTCCTTGCCTAAACGCTTTTCCTGATCTTTGTAAACATCAGTGAACCTTCCTTTGTATTCACCTTCCGTAATCTCCACCATTACTTCAATGGTGTCACGCAACACCTTCTGACCGTCAGCGTCCACAACACGGACTTGCAGGATCGTTCCAACGTAAACTCCGGCAGGGGGCAACGTGAGAAAACTGTTCTCTTTCGCTTCAAAATTCTTGTAGGTAGGTTTCATTCTTCTTCCTCACTTTCAATCTTTTTTTGTGGTATAGGCAACGGGCATTTAAGTCCGAAGTCAACATTGTGGTAAAACAGGATTTCACCTGTCTCCATACACCGGAATCTTGTTCCGGCATTCTCTGCCTTACAGAACGGGCAGAAGTCACAGATAACCTTATCTGCCGGGAAATTGACGGTCATCGTGTATTCGGCTGATACATAACGGAGCGTTGATCTGTCGTATTTAGCCACCGTCATCACCCCGGAAGCTTATCCGTTTTCTCAACCTGTGCAGCAGGATTCTCTTTCTTCTGAACAGGCGTTCCGTTTGCTGCAAGGCCGTAGTATTCACGGATTGCGGTATCAACGAATTTCAGATCATTGTCAATTTCCAGGTCAAACATATCCATCGGACTTTTTGCCGTTGTTACTCCGTCACTCTGCGTAATGAAGTAATGCCGTTTTCCATCCGTTACGCAGTACAGGACAATGCTGAACAAGCTTTCCAATGTAAGCTGCGAATCAATCATTTTCCCCGTTGTCTTTGCCTTGATTCTGCTTCCATCATCGGATCTTTCCGTGTGCATCACGAAATATGTAATCGTATCGTCCGATGTATCACGGATGGCGGTTTGTACAAGGTCGTAAAACTGCTTCGCAAGATTTGTGAACTTCTCATACCCCTTGTCCTGCACCCTGGCGAACAGATAGAATGTCATTGCCAATCCTGCATCATCCACAACATAGCAATTCCGAACATTCCGTTTGATTTCTGCTGCAATTGCTCTCATGTCAGATGTGTTCACAATCGGCAGCTTCTTCCGGAACGGAAGCGGTTTTTCCGATACATTGAAAATGGCAACTTCATTCGGTTCAAAATTCCGAAGGGAAGCACTCTTACCGCTGCCACTCTCCCCCAGGATCAAACACACCTTACCCATTTTCATTTCCCCCTTCTCTAATCTCACGGAAAGCAGCACTGTCAAACTCATTCATAAAGTAATCTTTGATGTATTTAGCCATCATGTCTGCACCATCGTTATATGAAGTAACAAGCGGATTGTTTTTCGGATTCTCCATATGTACATGGTCAAGTCTGCCATTTACAATTTCCACAACTTCAGCAAGTGTTAGGCTGAATGATTGTTCAGAAACATTTACCTTCATTTGCTTTTCCTTTCTCTTTCCGTTATAATGATTATGATTTAAGTATCTTGTCATTTGCCGTGTTCGCAGCTTACACCTGTGACACGGCTTTTTTATGCTTACCCATGTACTGATATCCGGTTCTCATTTTCCTTACACACTTCAGCACGTTTTCAAACTGATAGTCTGTCTTGTTCTGAAGGATGTAAGTCTGTATCGTTCCATCATCCATAGGAATTTTCAATTCCGTTGGATATTCACAGAACGGTTCTGTTTTCCCATGTATGTTAAGAAGCGGTTTAGCCATCCTTTTTCACTTCCTTTCCAACCTTCTTTTGCTTCCTTGATTGAAATACCGTACACTTTTGACTTTCTGCTTCTTTGCCATCCATGCTTCCAGGTTTTCTTCTGTTACTCTGTACCGTTTTCTTGTCGTGCCTGTAATGGATATAGGATTCATTTCCATCATCAGTGATTTTGCTGTCTTTCTGCTGACCTTCAGCCTTGCAGCAACATCATCAGGTGTAAGGTAAACCGTGTTTTCCACCGCCCTTTCTGCTTCACAATATCTGCCTATTCGTGAGCAGTTGTTTTAACTAACTCGTTCCATTCTTTTACCACTTGTTCAAGAATATCTAATCTTTCTCTTGGTGTTTTTGCTTTTCTGCAAGACCTTATTTTTGTGTTAATGTCACAGAAATAGCAGTTGATGTAATATGCGATAGGTATTTCCGTCGTTGGATCTCTATATTTTTGCCCCCATTGCGTATGAATAACAGGATCTTTTCCGCACTTACACGGATATACTGAAATTGGTATTACATACTGCTGATCTTCCGTTTGGACGTTTACGTTAATGATCATTCCTGCTCACCGTCCTTCCATCCAAGAGCTTTCCGCTGTTCATCTGTCGGCTTGAATATCCAGCATCTCCAATCCACAAAGTAATAATCGTTAAGCCAATCAAGAAAATAGCTTCTGTACTTTTTTTCATTGTTTATTACCCGTGTGTCAAATTCATCAACTGTATCAATTAAAACGCAGTAAAGATCTCCTTCTTTTTCTTCAAACCACACAGGCAAATTTACATATTCTTTCAATTCATCAAAGTGAATCACTCTTGCCTTTTCTTCTAATAGATCAAGCGCATCATTCATCAATATGTTTGTGCATGAATAATCAAGAAAAGCATCAGTGTAAGGACAATCTGTGCAGTTTCCTTTCCTCACATGGCAATGCAAGCCTTTTTTAACCTTCTCTAACTTGTCCACTCTTTCACCCACCCTTCATCTGGTGAATACCGTCATATTGTTCAGTTGGTTTCCATTGCGCCTGGATGATATGTAGGAAGCCAACTGATATGTGCATTTGCCATCGGATAGATAACAGAAGGTTTCCATATCGGTTCTTCCGGTTTATCGAACACTCCGCAGATATCAAGGATTCCTGCTGTTATAATCAGAACAACGATAAGAAGCATCACCAGGGCGAAGATTCGGCTTTCTTTCTTAAAATCGTACTCGCTCTTTTTCATGTTTCCTTTCTCTCCTGTCTATATTGCCTTTTAGCTGTCGGTTGGCTTAATGTTCTTTTTTCATCCCATCCACGAATCAATCTGTGACTTAATGTTGTCTTTTTGATATTCAAGTGTCTCGACCAATCGGATAATGTTTTTGTCTCACCATTGAATGTAATGTAGTGGTTGTTTGACCTGTTCTTGCCTTGATTATTTAAAGGAATCCACTTGCAGTTTTCCGGACAGTAACCTTTGCTGTTATCAATTCGTTCTATTGATAAGCCAGGTTTAAAACCGGAAGCCAACGCCCATGCTTTGAATGCTTTAAAATGTCTCCATTCATCACAAATAGTTATCCCTTTAGCTCCATACCATCTGTAACTATGAGAGTTGGGATTTGTGCATCTTTGAAGTATTCCACACCATTTGTTCCGGATTTTCTTCGTAACCGTATCCACTTTGAACCCCTTCTATTAGATAGTCATATATTTGTTTACTTCTGATGCAAAAAAATATTTGCGATTGAGATAAACGGAACAGATAATCCTTCTGCAATGGTTTGCACTTCAAAAAGAGTAGGCTGCTTTTTACCGTTCACGATATTGCAAACAATCTGCTTGCTGATGCCTATATGCTTTGAAAATGCTGCCATAGAGGGAAATTTACCGTAGATCAGACCGTTTAATTCCATCACTTTTTTACTCATATATTCACCTCCTTTTTCAAGTTGGTTTGTCATGCGAATGATTACATGAGTAATATAGCATAGTACGTACATCTCTGTCAAGCATATGTTTACAAAAAATATAATTTCTATATATTGTGTTGAAATCTGTGGCATTTTCGTTTATATTTTTATTGGAGGAAACAGTGAAGAAAGGAGGATATATATGGAAGATATAAGAGAATTATTTGCGAAAGCATTATATAACAGAAGAAAAGAATTAAATCTTACGCAAGATGATATAGCAGAAAAAGTTGGAACATCTAAACAGATGGTTTCTATGTACGAACTTGGAAAGCGTTCTCCAAAAATCGGAATGGCTAACAAATTCGCTGAAGCTCTTGGTACAACGTTAGATGAATTGCTTGGCATTGAAGATGGATTTGAAGAATTTTCCAATGAACCTAAAACACCGGAAGCACGATTGCTTGTTAAAGGCATTGATAGAATGCCGGAAGAACAGAGGAAAGCTATTTTAAATATGATGGCAGGTCTTTATCCGGGATTATTTGAAGAAGGGACAGATAAACAATGACACCTGATTATCAAAAAGCTGCAATCAAGGACACTGAAACATTGATTAAATGCGGAATCAATACTGCCCCCGTAGATCCTTTATGTATTCTCAAAAAGATTCCAGGCGTTCTTGTAATGACATTTGAGGAAATGTCCAATAAAACTAATGTCGGAAGAAAAGAACTGCTTAATATGTTCGGTTGCGAGAATCAGGACGCAGTAACAACGGTATATGTTAAAGGTGACAACCTTCATTATGTAGTAACCTACAACAAATTACTTGCTTCCAGGATTGTTGACAGAGCATTAGCAAGAGAACTTGGTCATATCATTCTCGGTCATGATGGAACAAAGCCGGAAGATGTACGCAATGAAGAAGCAAAGTGTTTTGCACATCACCTTCTTTGTCCAAGAGCTTTAATTAGTTCTCTTATTGAAGAAGGAATCAGAATGACAGTTGAAACCGTTGGAAACATAACCGGATTTTATGACCATTGCCTATCATGTATTCGGCAGCAACCGTCTGTTGTTGTTCCGGCAGAGTTAAACCGGAAAGTAAAGGAACAGTTTGCATCATACGTAAATAACCTTCTTGAATTTCAGAAGTATGCTCAACTAAAGGATAACTCTGCAATTGCAGACTTTGGATCATATATGGATGGATATGTGGAGGGATAATTATGACAGACCGTGAGATTTTCAAAAGCAACCTGTCAGATTTAATAAACACATCGAAGGTAAAACAGAAAGACATTGCTAAATACGCAGAAGTCAGTTATCAGACGGTTTCTTCCTGGGTTTGTGGCAGAGGATATCCACGGGCAGAAGCAATGGAAAAACTGTGCCGTTTCTTCGGCATAAAACAATCCGCACTGACAGAGAAACAGAATCAGACCACACCAGAAGATGATCTGATTGCCATGTTCCGGGCATTACCAATGGATGGAAAGCAAAAACTGATGGAACGTGCGGAAGAACTGATGCAGCTTTACGTAAAGAAGGGAAAACGTAATGGCAAAGTTAAAACAAAGACCTGATGGATACTATTGCGCTTGGTATAAAGGCAAGCAATTTCTCGGCAAAACAGAACCGGAAGCCAAGAAAAAGCGTGACGATTATAAATATGAGTGTGAACACGGCATTGAACAGGTTGAGCCGATAACTGTATTTGAACTGTGCGAAAAATGGCTTCCTGTTGCAAAGGCCGGAGCAGCGAAAACAACATACAATCAGTATGCTACCATAATGGAAAAGATGACCTCCATTATTGGTGATAAGTATGTTTCTGCCGTTACGCCTGGTGACATAAAGAAAATATGGGTTTCATACACCGGAAAGTCACAATCATATATCAACAAAGCATCATTCCTTTATAAATCTTTTTTTCAATATGCAATGGAGAATGGTCATTGCCGTTTTAATCCTGTCCTGTCTGATTCAGCAAAACCGCATAAAGGCAGCAAAGGAACTCACCGGATACTGACGAAAGAAGAAATTTCTCTAATTGAATCAGTGCCACATAGGGTACAGACAGCAGCAATGTTTATGTTGAAAGCAGGTTTACGCCGTGGTGAAATACTCGCATTAGAAAAGTCTGATATCCATAATGAACGTATATATATCTCTAAAGCCGTTAGATTCGTCAATAACCGCCCGGAAATAGATGAAACGAAGAATGAATCGTCCATTCGTTCTGTGCCGTTATTTGCCCCTTTAAAGCCGTTTATTGATGATATAGAAAAATATATACTTCCGGACGCTAATGGCGAACTATGTTCAGAAACAGCATTTCAACGTGCATGGTCATCATATATGCACACCCTTTCTGTGAAAGCAGGTCATAAAATTGATTTCCGTCCGCATGATCTCCGTCACACATTTGTTACTTCATGCAGGGATAAAAATATAGATATTCATATTTGCATGGAATGGTGTGGACATACTTCGGAACGAATGATCTTGGCAATCTATGACCATACTTCTGAAAAACGGGAAAAGAAAGCAATCAACGCTATGAATAAGTAACCTCTATTTTTTTTGAAATCGACTTATGGTTTTTCTATGGTTTTGGATGGCATTATATGACCTTAAAGGTCACTATTTACACTTAAAAAAGCATAAAGAAAAACCCTGTGAACGTTGATTCACAAGGCTTTTCCGGAGTGAGCCCGGCGGGATTCGAACCCACGACCTTTTGATTCGTAGTCAAAACAACTATCTTCTGTGGCCGTTGATTTTCCTACGTTTCACGAAACCATAGTATGCAAAACTATTGTTTTTCTATGGTTTATGCTTTGTACATCCCCTGTTTGACCTTAATCTGTGTAGCAAGGCCAATGTGTTTCTGATGCAGGTAATTGTACAATGTCATCATATCCTTTGGAGGTTCTCCATTTTCTTTCCGATATTCGTCAATAAGTTGTGTAACTTCTTCGTGCAGCTTGCTCATATGATTCAATTCTTCGACAGAAAGATTATAGAACAAGTCTGCCGTATCCGGTTCTTCTTCTTTATATCTCATA